GGGGTACGCAAACCATGAAGTTCCTATTTGCCCATTAGCTACCCCTTACTTTGAGGAGATAATCAACAATGGCTCAAATGCTTTAGACGTATCTGAGAACTCAATGACATCAAACTTCAGCACGCTGTTTAAGTCTATTGGGCTTGGGCAGCACAGCTTCCATGACACAAGGCGAACCTGCATAACCCGCATGGCGTTGGCAGGTATCCCAGAGCAGCTTGCGAGACGGTATGTGAATCACGCATCAAGCCTAGTCCATGACATCTACATCAAGATTAAACCTGATGAGATTGTGAAGGTTGCTCAAGGGTTGAAGGCTGCTTTTGGCGGTACGCATCTACCGCTCGGAAATCAGGGTTCTCTTCCAGCCATTCAAGAAGGCGATCCAATCGGAAAATTCTTGCCCGAGAAATCCCCATCCCCCTCTTAATAGCGGATATGTATGAATCGCTAACCCCAATAATACTGGCTGCCTTCTTGGTGTTTACCCACATCGGGACAGTGACCGTTAACTGTTGATCACTTTCCATCTTTTGCCACCTCCTCAACCTTCACGCCTCGCTTCTTCATCTCCTTCTTGAAGGCTTCGATTGCCTCAGGGGAAGTCTCTTCTTCGTCGGGCTCAGGAAACATATCATCTATTATATTGTGCACCTCGTTAATTTTTTCCTTCATCTCATCTACCGAGTCGAGCTCCATAGCTTCCTTTACGATTTCGTAAATACTCATCAGAACAAAAGCCTGTTTGCTGACAGACATGGGCATTGGATATTTCACCATAGTCCTTGCCATCTTTATTAAATCTGCCATGCGCTCCACAGGTATTGGATTTGGGAACCCTTTGTTAAACTGCTCAGCGACCTTGCTCAAGTCTGTCACACCCTGCTTGTCTGCCATGTGGGTACACACATGAAGCATCTTGAAGCAGGTATCTATTAGCCACGGCGTAGCACTGCGATCAAGGTATTGTATTTCGGCTGGGTCAGTTAGTGGCTCGGAGCCATCGTTCTGAACCTGCTTGATTCCGCTCTCTGCTATTTTGCTTTTTTTACTCATGTATTATTCCTGTTGCTAATTCCTTAAACGAACACTGCGTGACGAATGCAGGAGTATTCTCACCTACCCATGCACCCACCACATTAAACTCAAACCACTCCTCGGCGTCCTCCCTTGTCATATCATCGCGATCCATGAACACCTTGACGGCCTTCTCCCTGTCGTAAACGGCGAAGTGTTTATTGAACTGCTGGGCCACACCAATGAACGCTTCCTCCAGCCCGTCAGCCAAAAGTATCTCGCTCTCATCTACCAATCTCTACCTCCGCTTCTGTTTCCACCCAGCATCTTGCCCCGCAACTCAGCGGTTTATCAGGGCTATACCTGACAACAGATGGCCCATTAATTTTAACTGACTTTGCATACTCGTTACTCTTGTAGGTCTTCACAGTTATCACTGGCTTGTCCTCGTTGTTCTTCTTGTTGCTCCTGATGACATGCTGGTTTATGTGAATCACCTTCTTCATGCGTCTACCTTTGCCTCGACAAACCTTGTCAGGCTTCTTTGAAAAGCTAGGTCAATGGTTACCCCGCTGATGCCGTCCCTGTTTTTCTCAACTGCTAGGTTAACTGGCTGCACCTTGTCATCGTCGTTCACCACATAATCCATCGGTCTGAACAACATCCATACTCGGTCAGCATCCTGCTCCAAGGAGCCTGAGTCTCTGAGATCGGAGAGCCTTGGCCTTCTGTTTTCCTGCACGCTTGATCGGCTAAGCTGCGAAAGAACAATGACGGGAATGTTAAGCTCCTTGGCCAACGCCTTGCACCCATTGCTGATCTCAGTCACCTCATCGTTGCGACTGCCTCGCTCTCTCGTGGAGCGAATCAGTTGCAGGTAATCTATGACAAGTGCCTCAATATTGTGTTGATGCTTCATGCGCCTAGCCGCTGCTGTTATTTGCTGCACGGTTAATCCGCTTCGGTCATCAATATGAAATGGTGCATTGCTTATCGTGGATGCTGCTGCGGCGATTACTGACTCATGGTCGAGCGCAGCATTTCTGCCAATGCCAGCCTGCACATGAATTAATCTTTGAATCAGCGCTGCTGCCGACATCTCCAATGAGAAGATTCCGACAGGCTTGCTGGAGTTCACTGCAATGTTCTTTGCGATACACAGCGCAAAGGATGTCTTACCCACTGATGGCCGTGCCGCCAGTATCGTTATCTCCGCTGGCTTGAGCCCCCCCATTACGTTGTCCAAGTATTTAAACCCCGTGCTTAAACCAAGCATCGCGCCTGCGTGCTTCTTTAAATAGTTCAACTGATCCAGATAATCTTGAACGAGTACCGTGGTATCCTTTTCGCCTGCCCGGGAATGTTCCTGAGCCACTGCGAGAATGTTCTTCTGTGCTATGTCCAACGCCTTGGATGCCTCAGGTTCCATATTGGCCATTGCAATTGTGTCATTGGATATGCTGATCAGCTTTCGCTTGATGTAGAAATCCTTGAGTTCCTTTGCGTAGTGCTCCCAGTTAAAAGCTGAGGGGGTCTTGTCCTGTAAGGCGAGAATGAAACTTGAACCACCAGCCTCTTCCACCCCCTCGTTCTTTTTAATCGAGTTAAGTAGGAACATTTCCTCGACCTTCTTATTTTGGTCGAACAGCCTGAGTATGTTCTGAAAAATAATCTTACACCTAACGTCATGGAAATACTCCCTGACACATGAGTGATTACTGATTACCTCTGGCAGGACAACACCGTCCTTGTCTAGGAGTATGCAACCTAGAAGCGCCTGCTCCATATCTGAATTTTCTGGTATATTTATCAATCTTCTAAGCCCTTTAACCACTTGGCTGGAAGGTTCCTGCATACCTCAAAGAAGTCTTCCAGTGATAAGCAAACCAGCCAGTCGGTGTGTTTTTTCTTAAACCCCACAATGGGTATTTGTTTCGCAAGCGCGTCATCCTTGGCTTGGATGTACGCCTGACGGGGAGCTCCCTTCTCCCTAAATTTTACCTCCCAGTGAAACCGTGCAAGCAGTGGGGCAATAATGTCAGGAGCCACGGTTCCTCCTGCTCCTCGACCTGCGTTCTGACATCCCCGTATTGTGGCGTCCACTCCTTCTCCGTGAAACCCTGCGGCTCGTAGCTCGTCACGAAACATTCGCTCACCTCGGGCTCCCTTTTGTTTTGAATTAATACTCATAACACCCACCTCATCTGGGGTAGGGGATGTAGGTCTTGGTAAGGAATAACATAAGCCCCTTCAAATAAACCCGCTGTGTGTATCTTGCCGTCCAGTTCATTGTCGGAACACCAACCCATTATGTGGCATGCTGCCTCGACGCCCTTGATTACATCGACAACAACTAGTGCGTAAACCCACTTGTCCTTCCTCTCGTCTGGGCGAACAGGTAACACATAATTCATTGGCTGTAAGCCGGGGCGAAGCCTTGAGCCTTTCCAGTCCAAGCAAAGCCCGGGTATGTCGAAGCCACCATCACCCCTGTCAGGTGTCAACATGCACTGCCATCTCTGGATGCGGTACATCTGGTCGCTGCCCGTCATGTAAATAGTTCCAGCCAGTTGAGCCAGTTGACCTGTTAACTGATCGTTGCCCAGCCTCTTTAATCTTTCACTCACTCCTTGAATGTGTGATCCGCTGCGCCCTCGCTGCTCAATCTTTGGCTTGAAGTGATTGTAAAGTTCACGCGCTTTGTCCTTAGCAAGCTGGAACTCGTGCTTTCTGATCTCGACTGTGGGGTAATCAGGCTTCACTTAGATTTAACCAAACTACTTACTGACTGGCTCTGGGTTATTGAACCGCCAAGCGCTCCAGCAACCACCTGCTTGTCACCTACTAATGCATTCAGCTTGGAAAGACTAATAGTGCAAGCTCCAAAAAAATCTTCATCTGAAATTCCTAGCTCGCACGCAAAATGATAAGCAGCTTCGGTTGATGACAGCTTTGTTATTGTCCTCCCTTTCCTGAGATTCCAACCGGGAATAGCTGCGGAGTTGTAGGAGATTAAATCCCTAGCTTCCTCCTTTCTTGTGTCCCATGCAGACTTAACCAATTTTTCAGCAGCCTGCAATCGCATCAAGGTGTTCGCCCTGTCGGCAGGAGACATATCAGTCAACGCCTTGTTGTCATCATTGCAGGCATCGTCCACTCGCCAAGATGCGGCTGGGCAAATGGCAATAGCCTTGCACCATTTACATGCGTCTTGACTAGGGTAGAGGGCAGGGTTGGCTCCCTTTGACAGGAACAATGCGGAAAGAATCTTCTTCTCGAAAGTCATTAAGTCCTTCTCGGTAAACCTACCACTCACCACCTTGCTATAGGGTGACTCAGGTTGGTTAAATGTGTAGACAACATCCTTTCCAGCGTTACCGTAGAACTTGTGGAACAGTAGTGACTCGGCCATTGCCTGCCAGTTACCCTCGACTGACTCCTGACCTTGGCCAGTTTTGTAATTAACAAGCACGGTGTCTCCGCTTACCTTGTCGATGCCGCCGACATCAATCTTCCCTGAGAACAAGCGATCTCCATCTTTCCACGAATACCAAAGCCTCACCTCCCTGATAAGTTCTTCGCAGTCGAGAAGTATGTCATCGTAGTCAGCCATCTCCTTAGCTACCAACTCCTCATCAGGTAGTAGCTCAACCTCTAGCCCTTCCATCCTAGCGTGAACGCGAGTCCCGCGCTCAGCAGCAGGAGATGATTTCTCCTTGGTTATTACCTTGGCCTCTAGTTTGTGTGAACCCGGGCAGGCTGCCACCCGCGCCAAACCACTCGCTGATGGCAGCCCTCCTCGTTCATCTACCCCGGGTTCCTCCTTGGCTACTGTTATGTGACCTTGAATCATGTTAAAAATATTTGACGCAGGTAGTTGCAATCGACGTAGACAACAGCCGTGAGCGTGCAACCTTTTTTGTTTTCCTCAACACAAACATGAACTTTGCCATTATGTTCTTTCATTATGCCCGGGAACCTGCGTCAAAATTACTTAGTGTGTGCTAACACAGCAGATATATAAACATCTGGTTTATCCAGAATTTCATCAGCGTATGATGGCGGGTCTATCATCCTCCAGTTTTCACCTTTGTTAATTTTTCCGCGCATCAATAAAAACTTTTCCACGTTCTCTTCGTGACCAGTGAACAGCTTGGATAACTTGTCAACCTGCTCGTCAGATAACTTGCTAACCTTTTCCTTCGGCGCTTCTTTAGCCTGCTCAAATTTAACTGGTTCCGCTGGGCTACCTTCCAGCCAGCCCATCAGTATCTTTGCCAACTCCTTCCCGGGCATGGCAAACATCTGGCCAGCCAAATCGGGGCAGCGAGATTTCTCAATGCTCATGGTGTTCATCGTGTCCATGCTTCCAAACACATCGAACTCAAAGTCTATCCCATCCCGCTGTTGTGTTGCTAACCCGACCTTGGTTACCGTGGTCTTCCCCTTGTCATCCTTGTCCTGAGAGTACGATTGCTTCTGACGCATTGTGGCAATCACATGCCCGGGGTATGCGAGAAGGGTATCTGTCAACTTGTCCAGCAGTGGCGTGACCTTACCCCAAGCGTTGAAGCTGCGCCCCTGCTTGCTTACTAGGTCGAGCGCCCCGTCCTTGCCGATCCAAGCATGACTCAGTGAGTCAATGATCAGCGTGTCGTAGTTGCCATCAGCAGCCTGATTAATTGCATCCACATATTTTTGCGGGTGGTGGTTAACCAGTTGGGCAACATCGAAATCAAAATCGTTGGAGTAGATTTCAGCCGAGCTCCTCTCGGTATCCAGTAATGCGGTACTCTTCCCCAAGTAGCTGGCAAGCTTTAGTGCCGTGTATGTTTTGCCACCACCGCTTACCCCAGCGATAGCCATTCGTAGCTTGCGGTTACTCCGCTCTGCTTTTTTAAACATAGCTCACCTTTAGCCTTTTACTCTCCATGTCATCCTTGATCAGGTTTATTAGATACTGACTGACAGGTATGCCATAAAACCCAGCCCTACGCTGAATGGCAGACTTCTCATCCTTGCTTACATGCACGGTCACATTCTTTTTTTTAATATTCATGTTAATATATTCTTTTCTTTTTTCACTCCGCTAGTGATTAGCTTTGAGGCAACTGCCCCCATCTTAGCACCTGATTTAATGCACCACCTTTTCAATAGGCGGTGTGCCCCGGGATCAATGGCGACAACCTTTGCCCCGGCCACATTCGTTTTTGTCGTTCGACTCTTTTTCATTTGGTTAACAATAAATAAATTCTAACTAGCACAGTGGGTGACTAGTCACCCTTGCCAAAAAGGAGAAATCAATCTCCGTCAAAGGTCGATCACTCTCTGGAGAACCTGATCAATCAAAGTATTTTCCGCCCCGTTTTTTCGGACAGACTCGGCTAGGTGATCAATGGCTTGCTGGGTTAACAAAGGCAGATCGTTGTAAATTTGCAACGCTTGGTCTTTTTTATGCCCCTCCTCCCACTTGACGAGGGCGCAGTGTGTGTCCGTGTTCAGACAGCTATACCAACGTGGCTGCTCCACGACCCACTCCAAACATTTCCATGCCTCCAACTTCAGCATTGCTTCAACCATGTGGTCAGGATGTGACCAGTTGATGAACTCAAGTGGCCCATCACGAAGCACATTCATGGTGCGGCTGCGCTCCAGTCCGATGGGGTTGTCGCGTAGAACGGCGTACATAATTTTCACCGTCTCTTCCTTCCAGCTATTTTTCCACGCCAGCCCTGCGTTTTCACTGGTCAACCTAGTTACTTCACCCTCCAGCCTCACATGCGAAGCATCGGCAAGGCCGCGCTCCACCTCGTCGAGCTCACGGAGGTCTGTGAGTTTCGCAACTTCCATTTGGGCATCGACCTTGGCGTTTGTTTCTTCGGTTAGCTTTGTCTTGACTGATTTGTATCTACGGTAAAGAGTACGGTTTTCACTTTTCAAGCTCGACACCTCCGCTTTAGTTTCCCAGAACCAGTACCCGCTACTGTATTTTCCATAGGAGGCACTCGCTGCCCACTGTGCCACCGCCAATACTAAGCCGATTATCACAGCCGCTCTTATGGTGAGCATTTTTGCGGCTACCTTATTGGTTTGCTCGTAGTGTGAAGTCAACATGGTTGACTCGACATATTCCTTACCTTTGATGTCATCGCTGGCCCCCTCCTTTTGGCTTTTATTTCTCATCTGTTTTATATGTTTTATTGTGCTTCTCTAGGTGATGCCTAGTAAGCTTCTTGATTAAGTCAGAGAAGGTAATACCCTCATCTGATGCAATCTCTTTTAGTTTATCAATATTGGTTTCCCATTCATAAACTCCAATAGATTTCTTTTTTGTATTCCTGCTGCTTGGCATGGCGTTTCTTAGTCGCTACTCCTCGAAGCACAAGGAGGGTGACTGGTCACCCTTGCCCCGTCAACAATTATTTTGATTTTTTTTTAAAAAGTTGTGTTGAACATTGTGGCGCAAAGAGTCACTATCCTCCAGCCATGAGAGCTACAGTAGGATTCAGTTGTCAGCCTAAGATGCTGGAAGAAATAGATGAAAGAGCGGAGAGCCTTGGAATCACACGGTCACAATACATTCAGATGCTGGTGAGGGGTGACCTCACCACCAAGGGAAACCTGATCGTGCCAGTGGAAACAAAACCCAAAGCTAAGAGGAAGAAGAAATAAAAAACGAGGGGGCCGAAGCCCCCCCGTCCAAGTAAACAAAGTAAGATCAACCACAACCTTACATTGTGCCCCGATCATGCAGGTGATCCTTACTTGGGTCAAGTCGGATAGGGCAGCCGATCCTTGTGGTTACATCAACCGCAAACTCTGCCACCTGCGGATAACTATCAAGCTGTTCCATAGTATCATGGACAGTCTTTCGATCCTCATCCCGGTAACCCAACGCACGCATCACGCCACCCACTGTGGCTGACAGGCTGCGCCTGTTGTGCATGGAGAGGGGCAGGGGAATGTAGCCCTTGCTAGTGTCAATCATAACGCAGGTTCCACCCACTCCACCTTGGTTGCCAAGTCTAGCTCAGTCATCTTCGCATCCTGAGCTATGCCCTCATCATCGTGGCCACCAAGGAATCCGACCCCAGCTAGTGGTTGGTCAACGAACTCCTTAAACGAAAAGAATTTCTGATCGTCAAGGTACAGCCCGTTCTCATTCACGAACAAGATGTCGTTGTTCTCATACCTGCCAACAGCTTCTATGTAACCGCCGACGATGGCCTGCATCTCTTGTACATTGTCCTGACCGATATGCTTCTCGTATATCTGCCGCTTGAATGGGTCGATGATTAATACTCTTACTTGTTTCATGTCAGTCTAGCTCCCATGTTGATTTGAATTCTTCGTAGTTACCTTGCCAAACGAATGGCTCATCCTTGCACGTTACTTCTGTTGGGTTAATGTCCGACAAGTGTGGCACTACCATGAAGGTGTCACCACTGAACTTGTCATTACATATATTCCAGAAGTCTTCTGGTTCCTTGAACGGCCCGATCAAATCCATGTAACACTCATGCGGTCTGAGAATAATCCCATGCACACCTTGCATGAACTTTGATCCCTTCTCCTTGACGGAGACTGGCCTGTGTAGTGCGGCGTAGTTATCTAGCACCGCATCGGTTAGTGCTTTCTTAGAGCACGTTTCGATTTTCATATTAGCTCCTTACTTGTTACTTGTTAATTCTGTAAGCCGCACCTTAATCAAACCTGCCTCCAGTTGACACAACTTTTTGAAGGCGGCTTGGCTTAGGTCGATCTCTCTTCCCTTGATGAACGGGCCTCGGTCATTGATCCTTACGATCACGAACCGATCCTTGGTGATGGCAACGCGCACCCTCGTCCCGAAGGGGAGGGTCTTGTGCGCTGCCGTCATGGCTGCGTTGTCGAACGGCTCTCCGCTGGCCGTTGTCCTGCCTTGGTATTTGTCATGGTAGTAGCTGGCTACCACCTTACTGTCCGACTTGTTGAACAGTAACAGGGCAGGGGATAGTGCTAGGATTAATAGCTTGTTCATGCTGTTACCTCCTCCTTCTTAATCGAAACTGTCACCCCACCATCTGGATGCTCTTGAACATCGACGGCATTCGCTCGCAACACCCCGCCGCAAGTGCAATCCTTCATGCCGCACAACTTTCTGTCGGCTCGTCGGCGTTGGCTTGGGGTTAGTGGAAACTGAAGGACGGTACTGCCTGCCCAGTTCCCAGTTACTACAACCATTTCGTATACCCCATGCGGTCTAACAACAGTGGATGTATTATGGAAGTTGTTTGATATAACAATGTGGTTCATGCTGATCCCCGTCTTGCTGATCCCCGTCTTTTCCCTCCGTGATTCATCATCTGCCTGAGGCCGATCTCATCGTCGGTTAACTCAGGAGCCTTGCCGTCGAACATCCCCTCCCTAGCTGAGGTTATCTCAACATCACATAGCGCAGGTGAAGAGTCTTCTGCTTCCCATTTAAAAGGCCCGTCATGGATAGCTATATGATCCCCTTCAAAATAGATAGCTACATCCACGATATTAAAATTCTCATCGCGAATGTTGGGCACTTTATCTTCCATGAACTCCCTCAAGGACAGTTCGTCCTGTGCCATGTTTGTTATATAACCCTCAATGTCATCCTTCCAATCGTCAGGGTATCTCGTGATACCTACGGCGTAGGCTTGACCAGTGGAATGATTATGCCAAGGGCCATACCCTGCCTCTTTTAATTCTTTTTTGGTGACCGTTATCTCCACCTCGCTTGTGAACTCTATAGTTTTAGTGAATTGTAGTTTTACTTTAGCCATGTTTTTATTGTGGTTAGTTACTTGTTTACTTTTAGTTTATGCCGTTCACGCTTTGATCTTTGACTTTCGCGTAAACTCCAATTGATGTTTTGTAGTAGGCTCGATGAGCCCAAGGTGCAGACCCTTTCTTCTGCTCGCTTGGCATCTTCTCATGCCCCCGTGGTTTTGTGGCTGTGGTATGTTTTCTTTTTCTCTGTTTACTTTTATGCTTCATGTTATTTAGCGTATGGTTCCACGGTACTGATGTAGTCCCGTGATTGTATTAATGGTAACTCACTTATATCGTCACCGTAGTTCTCTCGGCAGTCCATGCTGGTGTCCAACACTTTATTCTTCACCATGTTCTTGGCCTGCCACCTGTTCTTAGCGTCAACCTTAAACTCTTTAATTATCTTTCTGTTAACTGTGACTACGAACTCAGGCATTCTTATTTCCTTTCTCCTTAACTTGTAACTGCTCCTCAGTTACCAAGGGCCACGCTCCATCGAAGTCGAATGTGGCCAACTCCTTATACTTATCTTTGCCGTGCAACTGCTTGAGGTAGGTCACCCTACCCGGGCTACCCTTCAAGCAGTCCATGTCCTTGATCGGCTGCAATGCAAACCGCTTTGTTCCCTCGTACTCAGTGTCGAGCCTAACGTGTGTGGTGTGTCGTGGTGGTTTCATAGTATTTTTCCTCTATTCCTTTTAGCTCCCAGCCTATGTTAATGCCTGCCGCCTCAGTTAGTGCGTCCCGCAAAAACTTGTGCCGCTCTCCCCAGTCAACATCGTTATCCCAATAGCCTGTGGCACTGTCATAGTTTCCACCCACTATCCGTTCGACCACATACCTGTCAGCCCGATAGTTTCTCTTGCCTCCTATCGTCTTACGTTCAATGGCATCATTAACTTTCGATATGACGATTGATCCTTCCAGAAATGAAACACTGAACGCATCAACAATGCCGAGCTCCACATGGGCATCGTATTTTATTCGATCACCGCTCTCATCAGCGTACTCAGCGCGGCCAAGATACTTTTCAGACACTTCTTTTATCAGTGACATATCACCCTTGTCTAATCCAAGGCCAACAAACTCACTTGCTCTGCTTAACTCAGCCATAATGTTTGTCCTTCGCTTTCGTTATAGGTGAGAGGTGTCACATTATTCTGTTCGCAGACCTGCTCAATAATATTAGCAATGGTGTGCGTCCAGTATGGTTGACCGTCTGCTTCAGCCTTGATCAGCCAAGGCTGCAAGCTGTCGGCTCTAAGACTGTCCTTCATCCTCGGTGTTAACTTAATTACATATTCATCCATCAGTTGTTCCTCCATTTCGCAAGGTGCTTGAGGAACTTCTCAGCCTTGTTCTTGTCGATTGTAATCTGATTAAGCACAACCTTGCCATCAGGGTCTAAATCAACCTGCAAATTAACCTCCTTGAGGCCACCAATATTCCACTCGTACATCATGCTGGAGCCGTATTCTTTGTAGATTTTGTTGAGGCATCCAGCAGATTGGGCAAGGCTTTCAGCGTACTTGCTGAACCCATCAGCTTGCGCTTGGTAATCCAGTGCTTTCCACTTACCTTCCTGATAGAGGGAGATGTAGAATGGATAGGTACTCTCGATGTACTTCACCAGTAGTTCGATCTTACCTAACACATTGTTCTCACAATTTCTCCAAGCCTTATTGGCCCTGACTTGCTTGATGTGTTGGTCACTCCAGTTCTCAAGGATTGAGTTAAGAACTTTCACTCGCATATCATCCTTAACTTTCTCCTTCCTCTGTTCGTAGTCTAAACGAGTTTCGTAGATAGGAACATTAAGTGTCTTACCTGTAACTCCTGTGTACTTTGGCCGCACAAAATGCAGCGATAACCTGTTAGGGTTTTCATCAGGTCTGTAGCTGAGGTTTATCCCGCTACCATCCATCAGTGGATTGCTCGGCTCAAAGCCGAAGTCCACTCCGTAATTAGCCTTAGACTCGTCCACGAATATCTTCTTGCGAACTATCTTGAAGCCTCGTAGCTCAAGAAGATTGCCAATCTTATTGGCCATCACCTTGGCTGCTGTGTTTTTCTGATCGAGTGATGGGTTACCACTCGCCATGCTTTGTACTATTGATTCACTCATTGTGGTTTACTTACTTGCTTACTTGATTACTTGCAGTGTTATATAGTTACTCATTCTTCTTCCTCCTCTACCCATCGCCATGTCGGCCTCATGTTTGCTACTTTAACTTTCCATTTCTCAAACGCTTCATCGAACTCCTTCTTCCCGCCAGCCTGCATTGCCTCAGGGCAAGCGTCCGTTACTTCGTATTCATCTGTATTTCTATGGCTAATCATAATGTGTTACTTGTTGTTAGGTAACTGTTAAAGGTCTGCGTTTAAGTGGTAACTAAGGTCTTTAAAGTTTTTGTTTTCGTCTCCAAAAACTTTCACACACCTCTTCAGTACCTTGGTTTGAACTTCGGTGGGCCAATCTTTGATCTCATCATAGATTTCAAAGATACCTAAGTTCCAGTTCCAGCTTTCTACAAGCTCTTCGATTTCTTTATTGTTCTTTGGCATAATAATTTCCTTCTATTACTGTGTTACTTGTTGTTACCAGTTCTTGGTCACGGATGTTCGACCATCATTTATTCCCATGCCTGTAGT